CATGAAAATTGCGCGTACTCCCAATGGGGAAAACCTTCAAGGAAAGGGGCAAGCGCAGGCGAACACATCGCCAAGCACCGCTATCGCAGCGCGGCGCGAAGCCGCCAAGCCGAAAGGCAACACCCTTGACAAGCACGCGCATACATGACTAACGTTCTTCATGCGACAGATGAAAGCACGCCCAAAGCCTGCAAGTCCAGAACTCGTTGAAAGGATAGAGGAAAACGACCTGCCAATTATCAGTGAGCAGGCATTTGAATTCCTAACACGTGTATTGAAGGGCGAAGGCGCAATCAAGGCATACCGCGCAACCCATTCCTGCGACACCATCGGCGACAAGACCGTGCACTATCGAGCACTACGCTTGCGCTCAAACCCTGATGTCAAAGCCTGGATCACAGCCGCACGGTGCGCAGACATCGAGGCCAGCTTCTACACCAGAGACCAACACATGGCCGCGCTTGAGGAAATCAAGCAAGTCGCCCTACAACAAGGCGTGCCCGGCGCAGCCGTCCAATGCGAAGTCAATCGCGGAAAGGTCATGGGCTTCTATGAGGACACACTGCGCGTCAAGACAGATGGCGACGACATCCAAAGCCTGATCGCACAGCTACGGGAACAGCTCGGGCCAGATGTCGCTAACGCTTTCGCCGCCAAGCTGATAGGCAAGCCACATGAACAGGAAGACGCCAATGAGCAAGGATGACAGGCAACGATGGCAGGTGGCCAGGGAGTTCGAACGCATGTGGCTGGACGCAATCCAGCAAGATGCAGAGGAGACCTATCACAAGGCATTGGTAGAGGCCAGGGAGGATAGGTGGTCACGTGAAACCGGGGCTTGTGTGCCGAATCCAAACGAGCCGGCCGGCGAATGGCCTGAACTGCCAGCGCTCGGATGCAGTCAGTGACCAGCAAGCGCAACATCTTGTGTGTAGCGTATAGGTTGAAGTGCCTACCCTATACATATCAATGGGTTAGCCGTCTACAGGCGCCGCATAACGGCTATTATGAAAAATGTGGGGCGCGAGGCATGAACCATCGGTTGAAATCGGCCATCGAGGAAGCCCCCGGACACCCCCAGGGGGTCGCGCGCTCGGTTGCCGTCACCCCTCAATTTTCCCGTTCAATTCAAACGGTTTCTGATGTTTCTTCTTAATTGGCTGTTGGTATTGCGGAGGCGTCGGCGGCGATGAGGCTGAATGTGGGTTGTGGCGCGTCTGAGATTATGGATGGGTGGGTGAACCTGGATGTCCGCGATTATCCAGGTGTGGATGTGATTTGCGATGTTCGGCGCGAGGAGCAATTGGAGAGGTATTTCGGGTTGAGCGAGGTTGATGAGTTTCGGTGTGCGCATGTTCTGGAGCATTTCAGCGGGCATGAGTTTATGGATGTGATGCAGAACCTTTGGCGGATAGCGAAGCCTGGGGCGCGGTTTCATGCGATTGTGCCTTATGGGATGTCGCGGCATTTCTGGCGGGACCCGGATCATGTGCGCCCGATGTTCTGGGATAGTTTTACGTGTTTGGGACAGCCGTATTGGGAGCGGTGTGATTTGGGGTATCGGGGGGATTGGGCGGTGAAGCATGTGGCGCTGATACCGGAGCGGGATGAGTTGGATTTTGTGGCTGCGGACCCGGACAGGTGGATCAGGGAGCGGGCTAACAAGCTGTGGAATTGCGTCAACGAGATGCACGTTGTTTTGGAGGCGGTCAAGCCGGCGCGGGCGCGGTCGAGCGAGGCGGCGGATGGGTGGGATTATCATATTGGGGTTGGGGTGTATAAAGAGGAGAATGCGGCGTGAGCGATTTCCATGCGCTTGAGCGAACCGAGGGACGGCTGCGGGTGGTGTTCCATCTGCGGGTGCCCGATGCGAACAACAGCATCGGCAAGTCGGTGCGGTCTATTCTGGCGCTGATGGCGAAGCCGTCCGTGCTGTTGGATATTTCGCAGGCGGAAGCGGCTGCGCTGGCGAATGGGGCGCTGCTGGAATACGAGACGACGATCCGCATTCTTGGGATGGACGAGGAGCGGATTCAGGCCGAGATCGAAAAGGTGTACGATCGGAAACGGCAGGTGGTGATCGACCAGTTCAAGCGGAAGTATGATTGGTGGGGCGCCGAGGGGAGTGTGCAGTGATGCCGGCGGGTATGCCTGATGCTCGATTTCCAGCTAAAGACCATCTTGCTTCGACGGATAATACATCGAATGACCGTGAGACATACATGAAAAAAAATCTGGCCGTTGAAAAGGAATTTCGGAAAGCGCGGGATTATCCGCGGGGTCCAATGCTTCCATATGTCGGTCTCGTCGAGCTCTACCTGCGCGGCCGGGACACGTCGAGGGTGAGATGATGCTGAAATACGCCATAGGCTTTGCGATCGCGTTCCTGGCGCTTGCGATGGCGGTAGCGGCGAACGCGGACGAGTATGGGTATCATTATGGGCAGCGCCCGCCGGCCGTCACGTATCAATCGCCGCCGGTCGTGACCACAATCCCGAGCGGCGACCAGTCCTGGGTGCAGACCAATCAACAGAGCGGGGCGACGATCATCCTGCCGCAGGGGACATCGCAAAGTAAGCACACCGATACGCAGGTTCGGCCGTTCTACAACTACGGAACCACGGTTGGACAGTCGCAGGGACAATGGTGATGAGCCATCTTTTTTGGCTCGCGTCCTATCCGAAGTCGGGGAATACCTGGGTCCGCATTTTCCTGGCACACTGGTTTCACGGCGCGGATGTCGATATCAACCGGCTGGATGAATCCGGCATGTCCATCCAGGAGACATGGCCGGAAGCATGGAAGGCCGCGCTCGGGCATATACCAAAGCGGCACGAGGATCAGGCTCGAGCCCGCGCCCATCTGCAGCGGTATATCGCGTCCCAGCGCGGGGGCGTATCCATCTGCAAGACGCACAATGCCTGCGTTTCCTATAAGGGCTATCCGCTGATCGACATCGAGAGCACGGGCGGTGCTCTTTACATAATTCGTGACCCCCGCGACATCTGTCTTTCGATGATGCGGCACGCCGACATCAGCGAGGAAGAGGCCGTTGAGCGCATAAACGGGTTTTCGACGTTCACGGAAACGAAAGAGGGCATCTGCGAATACGTTTCCGACTGGTCGACGCACGTCAATTCGTGGAAATGGGCGCCGAAAATCCGCTACGAGGACCTGTGGCATGACCCGCTCGCCTATTTCGACCAGATTTTGGCGTCATTTTGCGAGGAAACGGACATGGGCCGGCTCGGGGACGCCATTTCACGGTCCGATTTGCATAAAATGCGGAAAATCGAGCAGAAAAACGGCTTCAGCGAGGCCCTGAACGGCAAATTCTTTGGAAAAGGTGGAAGCACATGGCGCGAACGGCTGTCAGTAAGGTCCCAAAAGGAGATTTGGGCGAAGCACGGGGAGACGATGTGGGCGAACGGGTACAGGGAAACCCCTTGGCAGGGGCAAGACTGTGGATCTCCAGTCCGTGTCATGACAACCGGGTCGATACCGGCTTCGCAAGGGCGCTGACACAGACCACCCATGTCCTCAAGCACTTCGGCGTCGAGTGCGGGTGGGGAAATCTGGACAATGATTCCGACATCGTGCGCGGCCGGATGGGCTGCAACGCCCAATTCATGAATTCCGGCTACGACAAGTGCCTGTTCATCGACTCCGATATCGAATGGAACGCCAAGGATGTCCTTCGGCTGCTCCTCCACGATGTTGACTTCATCTGTGGGGTGTATCGCAAGCATTCAGACAACCCTTCGTATGTAGTGAACTTCCTAGATGGCGAAAAAGTTGAGATGCAGGAAATCGGCTTCCCAGACCTGGACGTGACCCTGCGACGCATCAAGATCCGCGAGGCGGGAACGGGATTCATGATGTATTCTCGGAAGGTCGTCGAGACGCTGATGGAAGCGCACCCCGAGCTTCATATCCAATTGACCATGTTCCGGGGCGAAAACCTGTCGCCGGAGCGCGAAAAGCTCCGAGATGACCTCCAGCGGTACTACTACAACCTGTTTTTCCCCATGATGGTCATGCGCGAAGACCCGCTGCCGCACCATCTGACTGAAGACTATTCGTTCTGCCAGCGGTGGCGCGATTTGGGCGGCGATGTCTGGGCAGACCCCGATATCGAGCTTACGCACGTCGGGCAGACGCGGTGGAAGGGCAAATTGGCCGAATATCTCAAGCTGGAGACGGCCAAACCGCTGGTAATTCCAAGTGGATAATGAATCCCTTCTGAAGCTCGCCCAAAAGGCGGTCGACACCCTCCAAAACAATCGCGTTCTAGGATTTCGGCCCTATTTCTGGCAGAAAGCCTATATGGACGCGGGGAAAGACAACCGCTTTCGGCTGACCCTCGCCGGCAATCAGGTCGGCAAAACCATTACGACGTGCATTGAAGACGTTTTCCACCTTACCGGGAACTATCCCGATTGGTGGAAGGGCGCTCGGTTTGAACATCCGACAAAGGGGTGGATCTGCTCGATTACGTCCGAAACCTCGCGCGATATCTTGCAGGCGGAATTGCTTGGCGAGCCGATCGGCACCGGGCTGATACCGAAAGAGGACATTCTGAACATCAGTTATCGGCAGGCGGGTATTTCCAACGTCATAGACAAGGTTGATGTCCGCAACAAGTTCGGGAAGCGCCCCTCTATCGCGCAATTCAAGTCCTATGACCAAGGCTGGCGCAAATTCCAGGGCGCGAACAAGATTGATTTCATTCATATGGATGAGGAGCCGGATTCCAACAACGCCAAGGAAGCACGCATCCCGACCGAGATTATGACCCGGATGGTTGCCCGGCCGCAATCGCGCCTATATGCGTCCCTGACGCCCCTGCTCGGCCAGACGCCCATGATCCGCAAGATGCAGGAGACCGTGGGGAAGGGTTCGTTCATCATCACCGCGTCATGGGACGATGCGCCGCACCTGACGGAGGATTCAAAGCGCGAACTTGAGGCGCAATACCCGGATTTCGAGATCGACGCCCGGACCAAGGGCATTCCGATGATGGGCAGCGGGCGCGTGTTCCGCTTCGGCGAGGACGCCATCAAAATCCAGCCTTTCGAGATCCCGCGCCACTACGCCCGCATCACCGGCATCGACTATGGGCAGAACCACCCGAACGGCACCGCCGCGCTTGCGATCGACCGCGATACCGATGTGTGGTATTTTTATCACACTGAACGGGCGGAAAACCAAATCATCCCCATGCACGTCGCCACGCTCAACAATATCGGGGGGCGCGACAAGAGCCGCTGGATACCTGTTGCAGGCCCGCATGATGGACTGAACCGCGAGAGCGACGGGAAGGCGCTTGCCGACAAATACATCGAGGCCGGAGCCAATCTGTTGTTCGATACGGCCCGCTACGATGACGACAAGGGCGGGAAACAGCCGGTCGAACCAATCGTCATGGAGTTCAATGAGCGCGCCCAGACCGGAAGATTGCGCGTGTTTTCAACGTGTTGGCAGTTCTTCGACGAGATGCGATCCTATCACCGTGACGACAACGGCAACATTGTGGCGAAGCGCGACGACGTTCTCAAGGCCGCGATGTATGCCGGCATGATGGCCCGCCACGCCATCCCGAATTACACCCCTGTTCACCGCCCGGCCTATAACGCGCCGATGATCCGCGCGGCACGCTGAAGCATCCTCAAAATAAGTGTTGCATTTTTGCAATAGACAGTGACATGATTGTCACACAATGGATGCTGCGCGCTTTGAAAACATCTGCCGTGCGAGCGGATGCGAAATTCTCCCGAAACGCTTTACGCCGCGGGGCGCGATCCTCTTGGCCGAACGGATGCGCTATGAGCCGAGCGTTCACCCGCACCCGTTTGTCGAGACGTGGTGGGCCGGCGAGCGTGACGGCTGCGATGTGGCGCAGTTCGTCCGTAATGACTTCGCGGCGGTCAAGAACGGAATCGCCCGAACCGTAACGCGCGAGGACCGAATAGCGGACGCCCTGGAAGCCGCGAACGATTGGTTCGACGCCATGGATAGGGGTATCGAGCGCGCCAAGGCGGTGCACCGATGACCCCGAAAGTCACAGAAAAGGCCCCAACAGGCAAGAACCTCCAGCGCATCGGCGAGATGATCGGCGATGTCTACATCACGCGGAAGAAGGCCCGTCGCGATCGGGAGATGCAGTGGGACGAGATCAAGCGCCAAGTCGCCATGATCGCCAAGCCGTCCAATATCGACAAGGAAAGCGGACGCGCCGCCCCCGGCTCCGAATGGATGCCATTCATCGAACTCCCCTGGCAAGCGCAGACACTCGAATTGCTCAATGCCGATGCGCGCAGGCTGATGTTCGCCAGCGAGAAGAAGTGGTTCTCGGCGATCGCATATGATTCCGATGATGCTCTCCTTGCGATGGAACAAGGACTGCATGAGCAGGGTGTCGCCGCGAACGTCAACGCGGAAGCCATGAATGCCGTCGTCGAGGCGGTCCATGAGCATTTCCAGGCGCTCTACGATTTTCGCGGAGAGGTAGACCGGCTGAATACGTCCGCTTTCCTCGCTGGCACGTCTGTCGGGCGCGTCCGCCGCAATCGCATCCGCACCTTCTCCCCAGCCTACCGCGTTACCGTATCCGACAAGATGCGGACGCCGGTCCTGACCGCCTACCCCATCGAAAACACCTACCTGGATGACACCCCGGCGGCGGCACAGCGCGCAGGCGTCAATGTCGCACCGGCTGAAATCTTCACATGGTGGCAGCGGTGGGAGGATCTGGTCATTGCCGCGAGGATGGGCAGCACCGACCCGTCCGACGATAACGGCGGCTGGATTCCCGACATGCTGAAGGATCTGGACCCGGACCCGGAGACCAAACAGGTCCAATTGCTCGAATGGGAAGGCGACCTGCTTTTCGATATGTCGCCCGACGATACCCGATTCGTTCCAAAGGCCATTGTGACCGTCGTTCTCGGCCAACAGGATAAGAAGCCGGTCCAGCGCGTCATCCGGTTCCGCGAGACCTCGCGCCCGTCCTACATCACGCATCCCTACCATCTGGATGATAGCTCGTCTGTCTATGGCTCGTCCCCACTGATGAAGGGATGCCAGATCCAGCTTGCCGCGTCCGAAATGTTCTCGCGCATGACGCAGGCCGGCATCCTGAACGTCGAACCGCCCGTTTCGTGGCGCCCCGCATCTGTGTTCATGGCGACGAACCGAGGCCCTGACATCACCCCGCGTGCGCTATGGGAAGACCCCGGCGGCTCCATCCAGATCCACCAGATCGGCGACCCGCTTGCGCTCATGCAAATGTGGATGGCGCTCAAGGCGGAATATGCAACCGTAACGGGGACGGACGCGCCCCGCCTTGGCCAGCAGACAAAATCCCATCAGACGGCCTATGCCGTCGACACGGAATTGCAGCGCGGCGTCGTTCGCACGGTCGATTACGTGCGGTCCTTCCAGGAAGGGCCGGCGCGCACGTTCCTACATCTCGAGTATTCCTACATCCTGGAAGCACTCGCGCGGCCAACGCCGATCTATGTCGCGAAGTTCAAGCAATGGATTGCAGTAAGCGCGAAAATGCTGCCAAAGCGTGTGATTTACGAAATCCTTGGTGCGGCCACGCCTGCAGACGACCAGGGCAAGCTCGTCCGCAAGGTAAACGCCATCCAATTGCTCGCCCAATTGGAACCGCTGGCGGTCCAAGCCGGGAAGCAACCGATGGATTGGGACGAAATCAGAAAGGAAATCGCGGAAGATGGCGGACTCAACGCCGATGTCACTCCCCAGCCACCTGATGGCGGTGCTGGACAGGGTGCGGAAGGACCCGGAAATCCAGACGCTTCTCAGGGCGCTGCCGGAAACGCCTATCTCAGACTGGCGGCCGGGGTCCAAGGAGCATGAGTGGGTTTTCAAGAGCGGACAGAGATTTGGCGAAAACCAGATTAAGGCATTTCTAAAAGGAGAAATTACTACATGACCACCGACCCTGATGCAGCCAACACTCGGGAAGGGGTTCCCGAGATCGAGGCCGACAGCACGCCGGAAAATCAGACGGAGCGATCCGTCGACGATGAACTGGATGAAATCCTCGCGGACTATCGCAAGGACGAATCCAAACACGAGCAGACGCAAGAGACTTCGACAACCGTTGAATCTCGTCTGAAACGGATCGAGGAACGCAATCGGGCGCTGGAAGAGCGCGAGACGCAGGCGGAAATAAAGCGCCGCCTGGACGACACTGTGAGCGAAATCATGAAGGCCGCGCCGGACTTGAACAAGATCGGCAATAAGGCGGTCAGGGGTTTCCTAGTGGATGACCTCTATTCCGACGCGAACCTGTTCACCGCTTTTTCGAGCGGGCCAGGGGCCGTCAAGAAGATCGCCCGCAGCCTCGCGAAGCGTTACGCCGATGCGGTTCCCGAGAGTAAGGACAGAGACGATACGGATGCGGTTCTTGCGGAAGTTCGTGGCGTGTCAACTCGTGCTCCGAAACCGCCGGATGACACCGAGTTTGCCCGGAACGCCTCTAGCCAGGAGTTCTGGGAGAAACACGGCAACGTCATGCGGGGTTACTGAGCCTTATCAGGAGTCCTGAAACATGGCTACCGCAAATATCACCGGCACCGAAGAACTCACGGCACCGGTAAACGTCATCGCGCAGCGCGCGCTCTTGGAAGTCTCCAAGCCGCTCTGCCCCTACTTCCAAGGCTCCATGCCGGCCAACATCACGGCCGGTTCCGGGAGCTTCACCGCGTCTTGGCGGCGCATCGTCAACCTCGACGTTGATCTGACCAATGCGGCCCTTTCGCCGCTGAACACAACCGTTGCGTTTCCGACGCGGGCGGCGGTCCAGGCGTCGACCGAAAACATCCAGGCAACTCTCGGGAAGTACGGTCGCTATATCGTGCTGAACGAGGAAGTCGACCTGTTGAACTTCGGCTCTCACGTCGCCGGCATCGTCGAAGCCCTCGGCATCAACGCCGGGCGCGTTCTCAACGCCCTCCAGCGCAACGAGATGGAAGACAACGCTACCGCAGTCTTTGCGGGCGGCGCAGCCGATGCGGCGAACGTGATCACGGAAATCACGACCGGAGACCTCCATACGGCGATCAACCATCTGGAGCGGAACAACGCGCTTCAGTTCAATGATCGTACGCTGGGGTCGACCAACATCTCGACGACGCCGATCCGGGATAGCTACCTCGTCATCACGCACCCGGACGTGGTTCTCGACATGCGGAAGACCTTCTCGACGGCCTTCACGCCTGTTGAGAAGTATGGTTCGCAGACGACGGTCCTGGCCGGCGAGCAGGGTTCTTTCCCTGGCGTTCGCGTCATCCAGACCACGGATGCGACCATCGACGCGGAAGCCGGCAAGACCGGGGCCAACGCGGCGAACCTGCGAACCAGCGGCAACAACCTGACGGATATCTACTCGACGGTAGTGTTCGGCAGGAATGCCTTTGGCTCCCTCGGCCTCAACAGCGACCATATCCAGGCCAGCTATCGCGCCGGCGATATGGTGCCCGGCATCATGATGATCCGTCATGCCGCCGGTTCGTCTGGGGCTGCGGACCCGCTCAACGAGCTTCGTACCGTGGGATACAAGACGTTCCACGCCGCGAAGTACCTGGGCGAAACGGCGTCCAACGTCACGTCTTGGGCTCGGGTTATTAAATCCGGCGCTTTGACACCGACCGGCACTTAACAGGAAGGGCGGGCTTCGGCCCGCCCTTCCACAACCAAGGAGCACCTATGCAGACCCATCTTGGAGAAGACGACCGGACGGCCCTGGAACGGGTCCGGCGCATCGATCTGGAACGCCACGCGCGCAACAACGGGCTCGATGTAAGCCCTTACGCGACCAAGGGGCAAATCATCTCGATTATGGAGGGCCGTGGTCTGCGCCCGCCTGTCGCTGCTGTTGGTTCCCGGTTCTCCAAGAAAGAGGATGTCGAAGCGGCCAAGGGCGAGCTTGCGGACATGATCGAGACCATGCGCCCATCCGAACTCCGCGCGCTCGGGAAACAACACAACATCGACATCAGCATCCGCATGACGCCGGAAGAGGTGTCGATCGCCAAGAAGCAGCTTATCGAGAAGATGTAGATGGCTAAGACCCTGCTGAACGCCGTCAATGAAGTCCTCAACAATACGAGGCATATATCCGGTACGGACGGGGCACTAACGTCCCTGACGGATTCGGCGCGGCAGGTGTGGATAGACGGGGCGATTACATCTCTCCGCGACACAGTGCAGGAACTCTACAGCCAAACGCGGACGCCCCTCCCCAAGATCATGCGGACACAGCCGATCGCCTTGGTCGAGGATAAGCGGTCCTATGCGCTCGACAATGACGTGATCAAGCTCCAATGGCCGCTGCGCGACGAAGATAACGGCGAGATCATCCTTGAGCACCCAAAGGGTTACGATGGCATCCTCAACGAGCAATTGCAGCCTGATTTGTATGTCGGGTTGCCGTATTTTGCCGCCCTGGAGCCATCGCGCCGCGAAATCTACATGGACCGCGTGCCGACAGCCCAATACGCCGGGCGCGTCTACAAGGCGCGCTACCATACGCGGCTGACGTTCGCGGCCCCCGGAGATATTTTCCCATTCAATGACGACGCGGTGGATGCGGTCATTCAGGCGGGGACCGAGCATTTCAGGAGGCGTTATCAGAACCAATTCGATGACACGATGTACGCTGCGGCAATGGCCCGCGCGGCATCCAACATCACCGGCAGCTTTTCGAGGGCGAAATACTGATGGCCGAACGCTTAGGACCAACGGAAGTCAATATCTCCCTCCGGTTCGGTGGCGGGCTCCATTCCGCCGCGTCCGAAGAGGACATCGACGCCCGAGAGTGCGTGGCCGGGAGGAACTTCACTCTAGACCTGGAGAAGAAGGAATTCAAGACCCGCAATGGCTTCGACAAGATCGCAACGGCTCCGAATGCGGCCTCTATCAATGGCTTTGCGACGCTCAAAAAGAGCAACGGCGACATCACTTTCCTCGTCCAAGCCGGAATGGTTGTCTACTCATGGGACGGAACGTCATTCGCGCAAGTGGGAACGGTCAATTCAGGGGCGAAGTTGAGAGGCAGATTCTCTCACTATAGCGCCCTCGACGACAAGGTTCTGATTACCGACTTGGAGCTGCAAGAACAGGTCGCCGAATGGGATGGCACGACATTCCAGAATGTAACATTTACGGACGAGGCGGATAATCCGTTCGGCGACTTCTTCGCCAAATACTGCTACGTCGCAGATGAGCGAGCCTATTTCGGGAACGTCAAGGACTCGTCTTCGACCTTGCCGCATGTCCTCGTCGGGTCGAAGACGGGAGATTACACGCAAATCACGGTCACCCAGGCTCCATCGACCTCGCTCAACGCCGAAGACCCGATCCAATTGACGACGCCTGATCTTGGGTCGATCAACGGGGTTGTGAGTGCATTCGGGGCGACGGCGGTTTCGTCGGAAGGCTTTTCGATGCACGAATTGCTCGGCGGGGATGCGACGGATTTCGCCTTCAAGACGCTCTATTCCGACAGCGGCGCGGCTGGGGACGAGTCGGTTGCTTATGTCGGGAATGATATCGCGTACGGCCGACAGGGGCGCATAGAGAGCCTTATCGCCACCGACGCCTATGGGGACGTTCAATCCGATGACTGGACGCGGTGGGTCCGTGAGGAGGTAGAGACCGTCAATGCGTGGACGCTGGTATATAACCGACGCAACCAACGCCTCTATGCCTTCCCCGAAGGCGTGAGCGGCATCTATGTGCTGTTCAAGCCGGTGTTGCCAACCATATCGGCGAACGCGACCGCTACAGCGGGAATCTCCCCGTGGTCCTTTTGGCAGACATCGCACCCAATGGCGTTTCAGCCCACCGCCGTCATGAACGCATATCATCCAGTCGACGGCAACGAATACGTCTTTATGGGAGACGATAGCGGCGGGATCTATCAACTGGAGGGGACGAGTGAGACCGACGACTCTTATCCCGTCACAACGAGCAGGACTTCCGGGCTGTTCTCCGCTCCGTTGGACGCGCACATGTTCGATCTCGAGGGCTGGGTCAAATATCGGCTCAAGGCGGCAGCGAACATCAATCTCGTTTTCCTATGGTCCGGCGACAGTGCTTTGAGAAAGGTGGTCCCAATTGAGTTTAAAGCTGATTCAGGATACGCAGTCTGGGGAGGCGGGTTCTATTGGGGAAGCGCCCATTGGGGAAGCGCCTACCGAAACAGACTTGTCCGGGCAACCGTCGGAACACAAGGAGCCGGAAACGAATTCCAAATCCAAATCGAAGGAGAAGGAGAGTTTTCCATCGCAGAAGTCGGGTTCCGCGCCGCGTCGGCGCGGTAAGAACTCGCTGCGGGCGACGTTAAAGAGAGAGCCGTTTTTCCGCGACCCGATAAACGAGGATCTTCCGTATATATGGGCCGCATACAAGATGGGCGCTATGCCCCTGGCGTATGTCCCGCCTGGGCTGGAAAAGGATGAAGCGTTGAACCGGATTGTCGACCTGATGTTGCAGTTCGTGGACGTGAAAACGATGGTCGGTCCCCGTAATGGCGTGCCTTGCCCGATGGGGATTGCCGTCGTCGAGGAGCCGGGGTCACGTCTGCAGCCCCATGCCGTATGGTTCCCGTGGGCATCTTCCCGCAACAAGATCGAATGCGCCGCGCACTATCTCAACGAGATGCGCCGGCAGCGCGACCCGAGGGGCAAGTTCTACAAGGCGTTGATCCTCGCGCCCGAAAAGACATGGACGTTTTTTGAACACATGATGCGGCGCGGAATCCTGAAACGCTGCGGGAAGCTGGACAACTGGTTTGATGATGGGACGCCAGCCATGTTGTTCTACACCAAGGAGCCCGACTGATGCCGGCAGGAAAGGGTGGCGGCGGCGCCGATTTCAACACGCGCGACATCATTGAGATGACGCCGGGGCTTAACGCTGGCGGGATTACCGCAAGGCCCGGCTGGCGCCCCGGCGGGTTTGGATACCAGATCACCGCCGGGGCGACACCGGAACGCCGAGCCAATGTCCAAGGGATGTCGACCGCACTCAGCAACAAGGCCGAGGAATTCAATGCGCTGCGGCAGGAAGTCCGCCCCGGCTTTGGCAGGCTAACGCAATCGAGGCTACAGGATTTGGAGGCGCAGCGCCGGGCGAGGATGGGGGACATCCGGCAGGCCCTATCGCGCCGCCGCGTTCTCGGAAGCAATTTCGCGCGGGCTGAACTGTCGCGCGAGGAAGCGACGTTCAACCAAGAACGTGACCGGATTACCGCCGAGTCGTTCTTGCAGGAACTCGCAGCGTCAGTCGACCTCATCGGCCAGGAATTCGACGCGAAGGCCGCGTCATTCCAAACGCTGATCAACGAACAGGACTTCGAGGCCAATATCGCGCTCTCGCTCGCCATGGGTTCGCAACAGGTCTATGGGAGCCTGAAAAGCCAGTCGATGGCCCTCGAGGCAGGTGCGGCGCAAAGTAGCGCCGCCGGCATCAACGGCGTGTTTGGAAATATCATTGGGCAAGCCAGTTCCTACGGGTTTAGCCAATTGCCGCAAGCTGGAGGCACAACGCAAGCTGGAGGCACAACATAATGGCACTCTCGCAAGCAGAACAATACGGATACGTTTCCCAGAACAAATACGTCCCGATGTATGGGCAGATGGGCGGCGCGATCGGGTATGGCCTCGATCGCTTGGCCGTCAAGAAGTTCGGGGCGTCGAGCACAAGCCTAACGGGGGCCGGCGTAGGGGCTGGCATCGGTCTCCAGTATGGCGGACCGTGGGGGGCGCTCTTCGGGGCCGCAGCGGGCGCTGCCGCGCAACAGGGGGTCGAGACGGTCAAACACCCTGGCGAAACGAAGCTCTTCGCCACGACGGCAACGGGGAACGGCCTCCCAATCGTCGGGTATACGCCGTTCCCGGCGGAGTGGTTGCCCTTCAACCCGTCGATTAACGAGATATTGGACTTCTTCTGATGGCTAATTACACAGGTCTAGGCGAGGGTTTCGCGGCTGGGGTGAACGCCGGCAACTATGCGATTGCGAACCGGCAGTCCATCAATGCCCGCCTCCTGGAACAGCGCCGCCAGCAGGAATTCGAGCACAACCAGAAGGCCCTCGACCTCAACGTGACGACCTTGCAGAACGCCTATAAATTCGCGGCTGAACAGGGGCAGGCGGCGATCCAGGGCGGGGCCGACCGTGCGCGCGTCGTCGCTGAAATGGCGAAGGTGATCGAGGCGACGAACTCCAACGCCGACCGCGTTTCCAAGATGTTCCCGGACTTCGACGCTAACGCATTCAAGTCGCAGGGGGATCTCATCCTGAAGTCGCTATCCGTCACGCCAACCTCCACCGAAACGGCGAAGTCCAAGGCCAGGGCCGATGTTGCGGGACAGACCGAGCGGGTCAGTGCCCTCACCGAGGCCGGCGTCCCAGCCGAATCGGCGGTGCGCGCTATCCCCGAAGTCCAGAAGACTATGGACAGCGCGGAGAAGGCGCGGGAAACGGCGGTCAAGGAACGCCAAGCGGCCCTGGACGAGGCAAAGTTCGCGTTCGAGAAGCAGCAGCCGAATTCACCGATCGGGAAGCTGGTCGCTGATTATCTGACGTTCGAGAAGATTTTGCCACCGGACAGCCCAGGCCTTCAGGCGATCAAGGATACGATGGTCAGCGCGGCGATGGGCGGGAAGCCTTCGTTCGAGAACGTGCGCGGACTGCGGCAGGAATTCACCAAGGCATCCGGCAACACGCTCGCGATGGCGGCTTCATATTATAGGGTCAAGGCGGCATCGAAAGACCCTAGCGCGGCGGGCGACTTGGCGATGATTTTCGCTTTCATGAAAATGCTCGACCCCACCTCCGTAGTTAGGGAAGGCGAGCAGGCATCGGCGGCGAACGCTCGTGGTGTGCCCGAAACGATCAGAAACCTCTACAACAAGATCATGACCGGGGAAAAGCTGACGCCGCCACAGAGAAAGGATTTCCTTGGCCAAGCTCGGCTTCAGATGGAGCAAGCGGTCAGCGCGCAGAAGAAGGTCAATTCGGAATTCAAGCGGCTCGCCGAACAGCAGAACATCGACCCCAAGAACGTTGTCTGGGACGCCACGCTCGGAACCCTTGGCGAGGCCGAAAAAGGCCCAGAGAAGATCGGAGCCATGCCTGACGGGCGCAGCATCTACCGGCGCGCGGACGGGAGCACGTATATCGAATGACCGAGCTCGGCACCATCGATCGCGAAACGGGCGCTCCCACCTTGCTGCGGGCAGTGATTGGCGGGATATCGAAGCCCGAGGATCGCCTTGCGGAACTTCAGAAGGTCTATGATACGGTTATCCCGGACCCGGAGGACAAGACAAATCTCCTGTTCGTAAGTCCGAAAACCGGCAGGCTGACCGCGTACAACCCTTCTGGCCTCGATCTCGGTGATGTCGCTAGCGTGGCGCGGGAAGGGACGCAGGTGGTGGGATCAATAGCAGGGGCAACGGCCGGGGTCCCCGGTGGACTTCCTGGGATCGCCGCCGGCTCTGTTCTTGGCGGAATGGCTGGTGAAGAACTATTCCAGCTTGTCCTCAAGGGGATGGGCGTCCAAGACACGCGGTCACTAAAGGAGAAGATCGGCGAAACCGCGTACATAGGCGCGACGAGCCTTGGCGGGCCGGCCGGGGCGGCGACACAGCAAGTCGGGGCAAGTGCCATCAAAACGGCCTTGCGAGGACCGTCCGGTGCTGGTGTGCAGCGCATTATCGATGACGCCGCGAGGTTCGGCTTTGAGCCGTCCGTGGCGACCGCGACGGCGAATAAGACGCTCGACATGCTGGAAACGATGACGGCGAGGACTCCAGGCGGATTTGGCGTCCTGAAAAAGTCCGTCGACAAGACTTTAACGGCTATCCGGTCGAGCATTGACGATCAGGTGAAGAAATACGCCGGCGGCGCGGTTGATAAGGTGCGCGCTGGGCGGGTCGTGCGTGAGGGTATCGAGGGCTTCGTGGCGCGGTTCAACACCAAGGCGACGAACCTTTACGATGAGATCAACATCAACGCTCCAATCGAAGTTCCAAATACCAGGAGGGCGTTGACTGAATTGCTCGCGCCAATCCCAGATGCGCCCGCCTTAACAGAAACACTGCGGAACAAGGGTTTGGCGGCGGTCGACAAGGCGTTTACGGAAGACGTAAGCGATTTGGGAACGATGTCATTCGCGGCCATGAAAAAGCTGCGGTCTGTCGTTGGGAAGAAGATTGCGAACTCCACGCTCGTTGATGAAGTCCCAAAATCGGAGTGGAAGCGGCTGTATGGCGCTCTTTCCGAGGACATGAAGGCGGCGGCGAAGAAGGCCGGGCCGGAAGCCGAAAAGGCATTCTCGAGGGCGAACAATTTCTGGAAGGCTGGGACGGAACGGGTTGACGACTTCCTGCAGCCGATCGCAAACAAGATCACGCCGGAAGAAATTACCAATACGCTTCGGGCAGGGTTCAAGAATGGGCCAACGAAGATCCGCGCCATCCGCCGTAGCCTAACAAAAGAACAATGGAAGGTCGTGGCGGGCAACTATTTCGTCGAGATGGGACACGCGCGCCCCGGACAAATGGTCGAGGAATCAACCGGATTTTCATTCGATGGATTCCTGACGAAGTGGCATGAACTCGGAAAAGACGGCCAGGATGCCATGTTCGGCAACATGGGTGAACTGGAAGAGAGCGTGAACGCTCTCGTCGACCTCGCCACTTCTGTCAGGGAAAGCGGACAGGCATTCGCCAACCCATCGGGCACGGCCGGAAGCATGATCGGCCAAACGATGATGTACGGGTCAGTCGGGAGTGTTCCGGCAGCTCTGCTGACCGGGCACCCGGAAGGCATGTTCCTTTTCCCGGCGTTGACTGCGTTCGGTGCCCTCGGCGCTAACCGCATGGCGGCACTGTTCACAAACCAGACTTTCGTGAAGTGGCTTGCTGCATCCGCGAAGATCAAGCCGAATGGTATCGGCGCGCATATCGGGCGCTTGGCGCAGATTGCGGCTTCCGGCGATCTGAACATCAAGGAAGCGGTTCTCGAATATTCGAATATGCTGCTCGGCGGTGTCGCTGCGAAACCTGATGTCAACAAAGAGGCGGCGGACACGCCGGCAATAGGACCATGAGCAACCCATTCGTTGAAGACCCCATCGCAGGCTACAACACCAACCCACCGTCAAACGACGGAACTGAATCGGTCTCCAACACCTGCGATTGGGATCTGCATGTCATCGCCAAAGTCGGCACGCCACTCAAGAATTATGCGTCCGCTAACTTCACGAAGATTGCAACCGCCTTTACCAAGGTCCTCGGTGGCGCGGGCGTAACTAACCAGGCATCGGGGTATACCATTCTGTCGTCCGATCAGGGGAAGGCAATCATCTACACCGGTACAGGCGGTGACACCTATACGACTCCGGACGCAACAATCGTAGGGTCTCCGTTCGTGTTCACGGTCCAGAATAATGGGACCGGGGTTGTCACCTTGGACGGCCATGATACGCAGACAGTCAACGGAGCCACAACGCTCGATCTTGTCCCCGGAGATGGGGGAACGGTCTTCACAGACGGCTCGAATTGGATAATCGTTCTCGGGAAATCGCAGCCGATAATCGGCGAAATCAAGATGTTTGGCATGGCCGCACTCTCTCCAGGATTTGAAGAATGCGACGGGTCGGCAATTTCAAGAACGACTTATGCAAGCCTATTCGCCGTCATTGGTGAAACTTTCGGGGTCGGCGACGGGGCATCCACTTTCAATCTTCCTGATTTCCAGAACCGCGCCCCTTACGGCGTAGGCCAGGGATTGACGCTTGAGGGAGACTTGGCGGGTACAACTAGGGCGCTAGCCGATACATTCGGTTATGAGGATGTTACTGACCCGGCTCAGAGCCACAACACGACCGATTTGACGAATATCAGCATCTCAGGAGGGGCATTTGCGGCCAAATTCATCGATGATCATGCTGCTCATTCTCTGGATATTACGAATCCTGGGTTAGCCGTTCATTTCGGTATTTACAGCGGGGTGTTTACATAATGACCGACACGATCAATGTAAATGAACTCGGTCCTTTCACGGATGCTCCGAATCAAGCCAACCCGGCAACGGGTGACGCCTTTCTCATCGATCGCGGCGGCGTCCTCCAGCATGTGTTTGAAGAGGACCTAAAAACCGCGATTGTCGGTACCCCGGCGAGCACGGACGGGTCTTTCCAAGAGCGTATCGAGGGGACGACGGATGGCATTGCGACGACATTTTCATTCGTTGACACGACCCCGGCATCTGCTGATTACGTTGATATTTTCATAGACGGGAGGCTTCGGAGGGATTTCACGCTCGACGGGCAGGATGTCGTCTTCGACAGCCCACCGATCGGCGGGGAAACATACGTTCTCATTCATTGGCAAACTGTTGGCGGGTCAGGCGGCGGCGTCACCGACCACGGGGCTCTTACCGGGCTCGCGGATGACGATCACGGCACTGGAGCGAACGCCTATCACACCGATGCGCGCGCGGCAGCTTGGTTGGAAAGCAATCACGAGGCCACCCATCACCCCGATGCGACGCAAACGATCTTTATCGCAGCAGCCGGGAACGACAGCAGCGACGGATTGTCTCCAGATCAAGCGAAGTTGACCATCGGCGGCGCGATCACAGCCGCAAGCGCGCTGACCCCGGCATCGGATAACTACATCGTCATTCGTGGCGACGATGCGGCTGAGTACACCGAGGACATCACCGTTCCGCGCTATGTCTGGATCGACATGCCGAACGCGCATTTGATCGGCGGGGTGACATCAACGAACCCGGATGCTGGGGTGCGATTTCGGCAGATAACCAAATCAACATCGGGCAGCGCGGTGCTACTCAATAGCGCGACCGCCGGACAGTTCTGGGTCGATGTTGTTAAGATCATCATCAACGACGCGGCGAACGGTATTGCTTGTTCTCAAGCAGCCGCGCTGATGGCCAATGTTCCGACGTTGGTCAACAACGGAACCAACCACGGGATTGTTGGGCTCACGACTGCGCCTGGGCACATTCACTTCGAGGGCGAGGACATCTATCTAGCCGGCACCGGGTTTGCCGTAGGGTTGGCTGTTGGTGGAACGATCCACGTTCACGCCAAACATATTCTGAACACCGGGGCTGGCGCGGGTACGGCGATCAATGCTGATGACGGCACGATTTTCGTCAATTGTAACGACATCAACGTTACCCAGGCTTGGGATATTGAGGCCGGGGCGACAGTCTATCTCGACTGCGACAGCGTTACCGAGAGCGGTTCATCTGCGAACGCCGGTACGCTTTATGATTGGAAGGCTGTTCTTTCCAGTGCACTGCAGCCATCGGATGTTGGCACCGCCGCTGCGGAAGACGTAGGAACCGCCGTTGACGACGTGGTGCAACTTGTCGATGTAGGCGGCGGAACACCCGGCCTGCCGGCGGTCGATGGCTCGCAGTTGACGGGCTTGCCGGGTGGTGGAGACATGCTGGCTGCGACATACGATCCGCAGGCAATTTCAGCCGAC